TCAAAGCCGTTTGCGCTCTACTTATAAGCAGAGCCTTATATCTGTATCGGCACTTACCCAAGAGGTACGCGCTCGTTCATTAGGACAAATAGGCTCTAACCTTATCGACCTTTCGGCTATTAAGGACCCGCTGGCAGTAGCTAATTTTAGTTTCTTGCGCGCTACCGCCGATGTTACCTATGGTACTACAACTATCATCCGTAAGGAAACGCTTAGCCTCGAACCCAAGCCCGAACCTAATGGCACGCCTATCAGTGCGCTATTTCAAAACCAAAACTTCTGTCCCGACTGGTTTTCGTTTGCTGGCGAGTACGAAGCCTTGGTAAGTTACGAACACACCCTCGCCGACAACGTGCTACTGAGCGAGGACTACAAGGCGCAAGTAAAAACCAAGCGCACTTACAAACTCAATACAGGTTGGCTCTTTCCTGAAGAGATAGAAGTATTGTGGGAACTTATCAAATCACCTGTATGCTTCTTGCGTATTGCAGGCGAGTGGCTAAAGGTAATACCTATCACCCAAAAACCACTGTCCTTTGATAGCACCCGCAACCTGCATAGCTTTGTCGTCGAATTTCAACTATCGTCTAACCCCTAAACCTATGTTCACCAATATACAAGAAATCAAGCAATACACTAACGTTTCTAACCGTTTAGATTTCGACCTCCTCAAACCTTATATCGAGGAAGCGCTCCGTGTAAAAGTATATCCGTATATACCAAAGTCTGTTGCCGATACCCTCACACCCCCTTCGGGGGACGGGGGGCTTAACGCGCTCGAACTCCTCAAAAAAGCAGTAGCCAACTATGCGGTGGCTTATGCTATTCCATTTCTTAAGGTGAACTTATCCAACACGGGTGGCAACTACTACACCGATGATAAGATGGAAAAGTCGCCTTGGTGGGACTTGCGCGATTTGGGGCTTTCGTCTATTGCGATGGGCGACCGCGCTCTCAACGATTGTATCGAGTTGCTTATTACAGAAGGCAAGCTACAACGTGCAAGCGGTGTTATTAGTAGCGTGAATGAGTTTGAGAAGTATTACAGCCTCAATAATTCTTGGGAAGTATTCGTTAAACTGAAACCTCTAATACAATGGATATGGGAGAGCCTTGTTGCGCCACAAGTCAGCACCTGCACCCCCGATGATTTACGCGCTTATCCTACTATATGGGAAAAACTACAGCGTACCGTCGTTTTCTTTACTGTTGCCGAAGCTGCTCAAATGCATAGCTTCTCATTCACGGCTACTGCTATTGTACAGCAGTGGGAGGAACTACCTTGGCAAAAGAGCAAGATACTCAACGGCTCCGAGCTCTATACCCTTGCTAAACGCTTGCAACAACTCGCCCGACACGAACTTGCCCAACTCAAGCAGCTACTCGAAAAAGAAGCGGTGGCTTGTTATATACCTTCAGTTGCTGCCCAACAAGTAGAAAAAATGAAAAGCGGACTCTACTTCTAACCCTCTAACACCTTAAAATGGAACTTACTAAATTTAGCAAAGACAGCCTTTATCAGCGTATATCCGCCTCGTATATTGACGAGAATTTTCAACTACTCCCTGCCGAAGAGGCGGTGAAAACGCGTTTGCGCCATATACACGGCTTGCGCCTTTCTAATAAGTATTCTAAACACCAAGCCATACAGATACACATTCGCGAAATGGGCGTAAGCCAAGCCACCGCCTACCGCGACTACTCTTGGGCAATGCAAATCTTTGGCGAACTCGATAAATCTGATATCAATGCCGAGCGGGCTATATTGGCAGATAGCTATTGGCAGCTGTACCAAATGGCTTTAAAAGATAGAGATTTAGAACAAGCGCGAAAGGCGTTAGATTCTTATGCTCGCCTCTTCAACTTCGATAAGGAAGAAAAAGAAATCAACTTTGAAAAGATTACTGCCAATGAGTACCATATCAAGATGAGCCGTAAGAGTGCCAAGATGTTGCGCGCTGCCCTCGCTTCAGGGGTAGTGGATTTCAACAGCTTGCCCGCTACCGATACCGACTACGAAGATATAACCGATGACCCCGACGATGAAACCTCTGATTAAACCAGTTAAACAAATCCTCCTCAACGCTATGCAGATGACAGCTGTATCTGCCAACCGCTATGCAGGTGTAAAACACATCTGTATAGAGGCGGGGCGTGGTACGGGTAAGAGTACCATACTCGGCTGGTTTGTGAAGGAAGCAGTAAAGCAAATGCCACGTGCTACGGGCGTACTGGTAGGGGCTACTTTTGTGCAGATAAAAAGCCGTACTTTCCCCTCTACCAAAGAGGGTTTGGAGATGTTCGGCTTTTACGAAGATGTAGATTATGTAGTAGGGCGTAACGGCAAGGCTCTCGGCTTCGAGATGCCTTTTCAAGCTCCCAACTCGTGGAGCAACGTGGTGCACTTCTCTAATGGCTTTATATTGGTGCTTGTATCTCTCGATGACCCTAATAGCGGAAGAGGGTTAAACTCTTACATTGTTATTGGCGACGAAGCGGCACTGTTAGAGCACGATAGACTCTTCAACAACGTACTGACAACCAACCGCGCCAAGAAGATAGAGTTTAACAAAGCAAGCCTACTAAATGCTACTATCTTCACCTCGTCGGTTGCTCTTACTAAAACGGGGGAATGGTTCACCGCCCGCGAGAAACTCGCCAAACAAAAGCCTACCGAGCACCTCTTTATCAAAGCTAACGCCCACATAAATCAAGAAAACCTCAAACCAGGGTGGATACAAGAAATGTACGAGCAGCGCGTGTCCGACCTACTGTTCAACGCCGAAATAATGAATATTCGCCCTGGTAAGGTTGCCGACGGCTTCTATGCCAAATTGTCAGCCGATAAACATTACTACAAGTACCAGTACAACACCACCGCCCTACAAGACTTCTCGCAGAGTTTCACCCCCTCCTGCACCTACGACAACGATTTGCTCAGCAGTGTACCCCTCGAACTCTCACTCGACTTTGGTGGGCGTATCAATTGCGGCATTGTAGCCCAAGAAAGCAAGGTGGCAAATACTATCAATATCCTCAAAGACTTCTTTGTCAAAAACCCCCTCAAATTGTCAGATTTGATAAAGAAAATCATTGACTACTACGAGCCTCACCGCGCTACCTGTAATAAAATATACCTATACCACGACCGTTCGGGCTTCAAGAGCGAGGCGAATAGTAAAACAACCCTGGCACAAGATGTAGAGGATATGTTGCGCACAGCAGGCTGGCAGGTGTTCAATCGCACCCCCAACACCAATAACCCAAGCCATATCCTCAAATTCCGCCTTATCAACGAGATATTAGAGGAAAATAACCGCGCACTACCTTTTGTACGCCTCAACGAGGACAATTGCCCCAACCTCATCGTCTCTATGGAAAACGCCGCCGTAAAGCAGAAAGAAGACGCTTTTGAGAAAGACAAAAGCAGCGAACGCTCTACAATCATACCCCAAGAGCACGCCACCCACCTTTCCGACTGCTTCGACTACCTCCTATGGTGGAAGTACGCCTATCTCCTCGATAACGCCTACCACGATAGCTTTATCATCACCACCGTATAAGTGCGAGCCGCACAGGCAATTTAATTTTTTTTGCTAAAATATTTGCATATTTAAAAAACTGTTGTACCTTTGCACCGTTAGAAAGTAATACAGAGCTTTTAAATCTGTTAAATATTTAGTTAATCTATAAGACTCACGGCGTGAGGGTGTCGCTATATAGTAATATGTAGCAAAAGACTTCAGTATATCTGTATGACTTTCTAACAGCACCTACTCACGCTGTTATTTTTTTTATATTATGTTAGAAAGTCAATTAACTTCAGAAGAGCGCGAACGCCAAAAAGCAGCGCGTCGTCGCTTCCGCGAAATCGTTAAACAACGCTGGCAAGAAGAAACGCTTAAAAACCTCTCCAAAAAAGCGTTCAAGAAAATCAGTAAAAAAGGAAACCCTGAACCCGACCTTATGCTATTAGCCGAAGAGGTGGGAGGCTCTTTGCGCGTGCGTTTTAGCAAAGGCGTATGGTACTTGCATTTCACTTTCTTCGGCAAAAAGGTAGAGAGCGCAGCGCCCACCCTTACCGAAGCTATCAACGGCTTAATCATCAACAAACACCTAAACAAACAAAACTATGAAAACAAGTAATAAAACTCCTCGCGCTTTGAGCCAAGAATTAGGCTTAAAACTATCGGATTGGACACACTCTGTTACCTATTATTTCGATAATTGGAAAGATAAACAAGAAGAGATTTTTGACATTATCCGTACCACCGAAGACCCTAATATCATCAACACCCCCGACGAAAAGGCAACCATACGCGATGTGCTTTCGTATATGCTCTCCCTTTCGTTTATCGTATTGCGCGAAAAACAGCAAATAGAAGAATTTTACGAGGATTACAACAGTTTATAGGTGCGAGCCGCACGGGCAATTTTTCAAAAAAAAAAACTTCCAAAAGTGTCCCTTGCAGAACAAGTGGTAAAGAAGTGTTGTGAAACGTGATGTAGTAAGGGTTTGCGTGGTGTAGGTTCGATGTTCGTTCGATGTTCGTTCGATGTTGGTTCGAATAGTGCTTTAGGTAAGCAGTAAGAAATAAGAGGTAGGGGTTAGGAGAAAAAATGGGAGTGTGCAGGGTGTAAGTATTTAAAAGATTGTTAATTATCAATTGTTAATTGTTAATTGTAAAGTCCTTTCACAACACCTCCAAACACCCTACTTTTGCCCTGAAATTCGTTTTATACATAATAATCATAGTTAGTTGGTTTATAATTAAAACCTCTTCATCTGGGATGTTTTTAGTTAGAAAGCGCGCCTACAATAGTGGGTGCGCTTTTTTTGTATAAGCCACACAAAAAAAAATGAAAAAAGTTATTAAAATATTTGGCTATTAAAAATAATAGCAGTATCTTTGCAACGTATTAATAAACAAACAGAATAATGAAGTACTCAGAATTAGAAAAGAAACTAAAAGAGGCAGGTTGCTACTCTTTAGGAAAACAAGCAAACGGACACCCACTATGGTTTAGCCCTATCACCGAAAAACAATTTAAAACAAGCAATCACAAAAGTAAAGAAGTAGCTACTGGTACACTAAACAGAATCTTAAAAGCAGCGGGGCTTATTTAAAGCCCCGCTACAAAACAAAATAAACTATTAATAACTAACTATATGGATAAAACAGCGAACAAAATCAAAGCCTTTATAGAGCGCGCTTCCGACGGCTCTTATAGCGTGTATATCGATTTAGACGACGATACACTCAACTACGACATCAATGGCGAGGGTGATACCGTTGCCGAAGCCCTTGAAGATTTTCGTATCACCTATCGCGATATGAAAGCCCTACACGAGCAACAAGGCAAACCATTTGTAGAAGCAGAATTTGAGTTCTTGTACGACTTACCTTCTTTCTTACAGTATTATTCTAAGCTATTCACTTATGCAGGATTAGAACGCCTTACAGGGGTAAACCAAACCCAGTTAAGTCAGTATGTACAAGGCTATCGAAAGCCCAGCAAACAAACCACACTTAAAATACAAAACAAAATTCATCACCTCTCACAAGAATTACAAAGCGTTCAGTTTGTTTAATTAATACAACTTATTCTTTTTCTGAATCGCTTCCACAGGGGCGCACTCATCACCGAGTGCGCCCCTTTTTTCTTACCTCTCCCCTGAAACCTGCTACCTGCTACCTGTACCCTGCCTCCACCATATATCCCCCCCATTTTCTTAAATTCAAATTGTAAAAATAACTAAGGTGGCGATGGGCTTCATCGTCTTTCAATGAACACATACCCGCGCCATCACCCGCTTCACCTATTCAATATCAAGTACTTAACACTTTTATAATGATAAAAAAGCCTGTCCTTTCCCAATATATCCCTACCTATTACCTTTGCCCAATAAATCCCCAACCCTTATGAACAAAGTTTTTTTAAAGGACGTACTGGCTGAAATGAGAAAACTCGATGAGCGCAAAAAGCCAATACCTTTCACCATAACCGTACGCACCTACAATAGGCAAAACAGCTTTGGCGGCAAACTCTGCACTTACACGGGCGCAACCCTTATGCAGCAACCCCGCAACAAGCAAGATTTTGAAAAGAACCCCAACCACTGGCAAAACAAAACCCGCAATATCAAACTCAGCGACGGTACTATAAAAAAAATATGTATCCTCTTTATCGTCGCTTTCAACGGAAAAGAAGTAATCTATTAATTAGCAAATGGATATAGTAACCAAAAGAGATTTATCTGATAATTATGGAAAACCTGTATACTATTTTACAAAGTTTTTCCCCGAAGGATACAAACCTCCTGAAAATATAATGAAAAGAACAGCTAATGAAGAATATCAAGGGAGTATCTTTTTCACTAAAGAAACGGCTAACCGTATCCTTTCATTAGATGTGTGGAAAACGTGTATATATCCTTCTATCTATCTACTACGCGACGGCTTCTGTTACAATATCGATTGGAACGATAGCGAGTATATTGAAGTAACCAAACGCGCAGGCAATCAAATGAACGTGCTACAAATGGTATCAATTATTATTAACGACTTTGGCTACACTTACCAAAGTGAAAAATGGAAATAATGAAAAAATTAGACAAAGATTTTTATATGCTTTCAGCCTCCAAAACGGCTGTACTCTTTGGCTCCGATAAGCAAAGCCTCTCCACCCCCAAAACCCAAAAAGACTCAAGCGATACCGATAAGTTCGCCGCTTGGTGCGACAATAACCTATACCCGCAAGAGTTCACTAAAAAACTCAACAAAACGGGCGCAGCTATTGGGGGCTTGGAGGTGCTCATCTCCGCTCACTACGGCTTGGGCTTCCGCCCCTATCCAGATGTAGAAACCGAAGAGGGCGTAACCACTCGCGAACGCCTCCGCTCGGCTTTCCCCGAGATTGATAGCTTTTTCAAAACCTGCCGTTGGGATGTAACAATGGCAGAGATTATCGAGGACTTTGAAACCTACGGCATTGCCTTTGTCGAATACCTGCTCGCACCCAATTCCGACAAAATCGTATCCGTAAAACGCCAACAAGCCCCCCATTGTCGCTTAGGAGTGCCCAACAAAAAAGGCTTTGTCGATAAAGTCTATATCAATACCACTTGGGGCGATACCCTCAACGAGGAACTAACCGTTGAAGTACCCTTTTTCTCCGATATTCACAATGTCGCAACCCTCAAAGCCTATTGCAAGGAAAAGAAAATCGAAAAGTTTATCGTGCCCGTAATGCGCACGCTTACTACCGAAAAGAATTACCCAAAGGTAAAATGGCATAGTTCCTTCTACAACGGTTGGGTAGATGTAGTGCTTTCCGTGCCCTCGTTCAAAAAGTATATGTTTGAAAACCAGCTGAACCTCAAATACGTGATATACATCGCCGATGATTTCTTCCTTCACAACTTTGGGCGCGAGGAATGGCAAGAAAT